GTGAAGGTATTCCACTAAGAGAGATATGCAGACAAGAGGGTATGCCAGCCTGGCGAACCATTTACGATTGGATGTACCAGGATGATGTTTCTGGGGCGGCGAGCGTCGGCCTTTCCGCAGCCATCGCGCGAGCACGGGAAATTGGCTATGACAAAATGGCTGAGGAATGTATTGAGATTGCCAACACGCCAATGTTTGGCGAAGTCAAGACGATTGATGGCGACAAGCTGATTGTCCGCAGGGAAGACATGCTTGGCCACCGCAAGCTTCAGATTGAGACCAGGCTCAAGCTGCTGGCCAAATGGAACCCCAAGAAGTACGGTGACCGCGTGACCATGGCTGGCGATGCCGAGAACCCGCTGCAAGTACAGGCCGATGTATCGATCTTCGACGCCATGCTGAAGAACCTCGAAGCCAAGAGGCAACTTGGGGACAAGTGATCTTGAGTCCTTACTGCGCGATCCGCAAGTAAGGGCTGAATACACCAAGCTACCTGCTGACCAGGCTGCAGCTTGGGCCTGGCGCATGATGTGGCTCACTCGAGCGCTCAAGCACCAGATCCTACCGACAGGTGATTGGTGGTCGATCTGGCTCATGCTTGCAGGCCGCGGTGCCGGCAAGACAAGAACGGCAGCAGAGCAGGTTGCATGGTGGGCATGGTCCTACAAAGCCACGAGATGGCTCGTAGCGGCTCCAACGAGCAGTGACGTGAGGAGTACATGCTTCGAGGGTGACTCGGGCCTCCTGCAGGTCATTCCGTCGGTCCTAGTGGCCGATTACAACAAAGCGCTGCACGAGCTACGCTTGACCAACGGCAGCTTGATCAAGGGCATACCCGCCTCGGAGCCGGAGCGCTTCCGTGGCCCGCAGTTTCATGGCGGCTGGCTCGACGAGTTGGCAGCTTGGGAGTACATCCAAGAAGCCTGGGATCAGATTCAGTTTGGCATGCGCTTGAAGCTGCCCGACATGAAGACCAGGCTGATCTGCACGACGACGCCTAAGCCTCGTGACTTGATCCTGGATCTAATTGGCCGCGAGGGTGACGACGTTGTACTGACGACTGCTTCGACTTATGCCAACCTCGACAACCTCTCTGAGAACTTCCGCCGGCAGATCCTGCAGTACGAAGGCACGAACCTGGGCAGGCAGGAGATCTACGCTGAGATCATCGACCCTGAGGAGGGCGGCATTGTCCGCCGTGATTGGTTCAAGCTCTGGCCGGCAGACAAGCCTTTGCCTAAGCTTGAGTACATCATCCAATCCTACGACTGCGCCTTTACGGAGAAGACGCAGAACGACCCGACAGCCTGCGTTACATTCGGTGTGTTCAAGCCAGAAGACGGCGGCATGCGCGTGCTGATCATCGACGCCTGGCAAGACCGGCTGCAGTACCCTGATCTCAAGCCCAAGGTGCTCGATGAGTACGAGATCGTGTTCGGTGAAGGCAAAGACGCCAAGCGTGTTGACTTGGTGCTCGTGGAGGACAAGGCCGCGGGTATCGTGCTCATCCAAGACCTGCAGCGTGCTCACATCCCAGTTCGCAAGTACAACCCTGGTAACGCCGACAAGATCCAGCGCCTGAGCATTGTGGCCAACGTCGTGAAGGCAGGAAGGGTCTATGTGCCCGAGTCAAGCGTCAATGCTGGCTTTGTCAGGGATTGGGCTGAGGCCATGATCACGCAAATCTGCAGCTTCCCCAACACGACGCACGACGACTTTGTGGATGCGTTCAGCCAGGCCCTGAGATACCTGCGCGATGCTGGCTGGCTCAGTATCGATCCGCCACCGCCTGATGACTACGACGAGGAAGACCTGATTGACGCTGGCATCACGAAGACCAATCCCTATGCGGCTTAACCTGAAAGCAGTATCATCCGCACAACACAAGGGGCTAGCATGAGCAACTTACGGGCAAGGCTTGGGTTAAAGGACGGCGGAAGCCTGCGTGAGCGGCTGGGCTTAAAGGATGGCGGTTCTGTCCGCATGCAAGACGGTGGCGATCCCACGGCTAGATTCATGGGTAAGACCAAGCCCCAGGGAATCATGCAAGCCAAAGGTTTTGGTGAAGGCCGAGAAGATATAGAGAAAGCTCTGCAAGCCATCAGAGAAAGCGCCCCCGTATCAGCCGCATCGCAACTTGCAAGCGGGTACATGTCTGGCGCTGGTGGCACTGACTTAGAGAAGATCGGCCAAGCTGCGTCAATGCTACCGATGATTGGCTTGCCAGCGACGATAGGGAAAGCGTCGAAGTTAGGCAAGGCGGTTGATGTAATCGGTGATGTAGCGCAAGAGGCGTCACTAGCAAATGACTACAAAGCCATTCCTACAGCAGCATTTAGACGCGAAGCTTTAGCACGAAAGGCTGCGGAACAAGAGCGTTTACGTTTGCAGGCTCCAAAAGAGGATGCGCCACAAAAGACAAGTGTCAGCGTGCCAGAACCAGCCGTAAAGGTTGAGGAAAGCCCTCGTGTTGGGAATATTGCGTCAGCTAAAAATTTCAAAGCGCCGCAAGACAAAGCCCTGCTAGAAGCACAGCGTGCAGCCGCATTGCCCGTTGAGCAAGGCGGGCTAGGGTTGCCGCCAGATAACACGCCAGATATGCGTGCTGCAGCCATGGGTTATCAAGATTTTTACCATGGCACAGAGCGCTTGGATCGCTTGCTAGAGAAGGGCGCATTAGACCCGCGCAGGGCAACATCCGGTCCGATGCCGTTTGGTACTGAAAGCAAACAAATGGCATCAACTTATGCGACTAGCAAGCGCGATACGTCAAGGCTTGCACAAGACGAAGGGAATGTTGCTGATTACTTTACGGTTAGCGCCAAAAACCTTGGCTATAGATCCAATCAAGATATTCCTGTCGAAAAGGCGTTTTATTTCCTGCCAAGAGAAAAGCAGCAAGAAATTATTTCCAAGGTTAAGCGTATTGGATACGCCAACCCTCAAGAAGCAACGGGTGACTTGGTGTTGCACCCTGAGGGAATGGGCGGCTCGATCATGGACCCCAAAACGATTGATTACTATCTTCAGCGCGAAGCTAAAGGTAATCCGCTTACAGCGCTCAGGATTATGTGGCATGACAGCGGAACGCTTTACAACAACGAGGAGCAGCTTGCTAAGGTTTTTGAGCTTGCAGGCTTTCCGTTTCCAATCTCGCAAAAGAATGCTCCATGGTCAAGTGCGCAGGGCGTTTTAACAGGCAAGGCTAGGCTTAACAACCCGCTTACGACTACAGACGCTGAAGTGATTGAGAGCAGAGTCATTCCAGCCTTAAAACAAGCTTTTGCAAAAGACAGAACCCGCAAGCAAGCGTATGGCCCTGATCAATGGGCAAAAAATGTCAGGTTCACCCCCAAAGAGTGGGTTGCAGAGCTTGAAAAGGACATGGCTGAAGGCAAGAACTCATACGTTTGGACGTCTATTCCAGACAAAGTCACTGCAGAGCTTCGCAAGCTAGGCTTTGATGGCATCGTAGATGCTGGCGGTAAAGGCGGTGGAGCACAGCACCGAGTAGTCATTCCATTTGATACGAAGCAGGTTCGCTCTCGTTTTGCCGCTTTCAATCCACTAAAAAAAGACGAGCCTGGTCTTCTTAAGGCAAAAGGCGGGACGGTAAGGTTTACTGATAACCCCGACGTGCAAGCCATGGTAGTCAAGATGGCAAAAGAGTTGCCTAAAGCAGTAAATAAAGGAAAGAAATATGCCTGAGATGCCCATTGAGCAGGAATATGGCCGCTACATTGATCCCATGCAGGATGAAGAGGGTCAAGAAGAGCTTCCTGATGGTTCCGTGCGGGTTCACTTCGATGACTTGAAGGGTCCAGACGAGTCGCCAGACTTTTACGAGAACCTGGCCGAGAAAATAGATAGCATCAAGCTATCAGCGCTGGCCATGCGATATGTCAACCTGATCGACAAGGACAAGCAAGCCCGCGAAGACCGCGATAAGCAGTACGAAGAGGGTCTAAAGCGTACCGGCATGGGTAAAGATGCCCCAGGCGGTGCCACATTCATGGGTGCCAGCAAGGTTGTCCACCCGGCGATGGCTGAAGCTTGCGTGGATTTTGCCTCGCGTGCCATCAAGGAACTCTTCCCGCCTGATGGCCCAGTCAAAACCAAGATCTTAGGCAAGGTTGATAAGGACAAAACAGAGCGTGCCGAGCGCAAACGCGACTGGATGAACTGGCAGTTGACCGAGCAGATCGAAGAATTTAAGGACGAGCAAGAGCAATTGCTCACCCAACTGCCGCTTGGCGGCTCGCAGTACCTAAAACTTTGGTATGACGAGCGCAGAAAGCGTCCTTGTGCTGAGTTTTTGCCCATCGACAAGGTCCTGATCCCGTTTGCCGCGTCTAATTTCTACACTGCGCAGCGTGCTACCGAGATCCACGAGATCACGGAGTTTGAATTTAAGCAGCGCATTGACTCGGGCATGTACAAAGACGTGTCAATTATCCGCGCCACGATGGAGCCGGACGAGACGCACGCAGAAAAGGCCAATAACAAGATTGAAGGCCGCAAGTTTGATGAGAATGACGACGGTTTACGCACGGTTTATCACACCTACACCTACCTCGAAGTTGAAGAGGACAGCGTTACTGACGGTGAGATGGCCCCATACATTCTGATGATTGACAAACTGGACAATGAAGTCATCGGTTTGTATAGAAATTGGGAAGATGGCGATGAAACGATGACCAAGTTGGATTGGGTTATCGAGTACAAGTTCATTCCGTGGCGTGGTGCCTACGCAATTGGCATGCCACACCTGATTGG